TTATTCAATATAAAAAAAAAAAAAAAAAACAAAAAAAAAAAAAAAAAAAAGTAATTATTAAACCTGAGGAAATTGAATATTTTGACAGTGAATAATTTTATACTACATTAAATTATACCATTAAAACTATATTGTTTTTGTCTTATTTCCTTTATACAACTATTATTAAATCTGTATAATTTATTTCTTAAATCTCTTAAACATTTAACATATTCTTTTTTTTCTTTTTTATTTTTATTTAAATCACTTTTTTTTTTTAAATAAAGTAATCTTTTATTATTCATTATATTATCAAGTAATTCTATTTTTTTTTTAATATTACCTGAGTTTTTTATTTTTTCACTTGCACAATACGAACGAAATTTATTATTAAAATTTTCACCTCCTTTTTTTACAATTTCTAAAAATTTTAATTCCTCGTCCTCATCACTATTATTTTCACCTATTACTTCTTTACTATCTATTAAATTTGATGCATAAACCCTTTTATCTAACAATTGTTTATATATTTCATTACATTTTTTAATTGTTTCAAATTCTTTACTTTGTTGTAAAATATCATATTTATCATGGTATGTTTTCTTTTTATATTTTTTTATAGTATAATCCTCTTCTAATTCTTTTTTAATTTCTTCTTTACTTTTTAATATTTTATTTTTCATAATAATATATTTATATAAATTATCTTTAAATATTAATTATAAAAAATATTACTTTATATAAAATTTTTATAGAGTATATTATTCAAATAAATTAATGGATAATATTAAAAAACCTTATATTTTAAAAAAAATAGAATATAAAATATGATTATTATGAGGAAGATAATATAAAAATTTTTAACGGAAAAAATAGTTATTTTATTAACTATGAACTAAAATGACTATACTGAAGATTTAATAGGTTCAAGATTTACTAATCATCGATCAGTTTCAATGTATTATTGTAATACTTTAGTATTAAGAATATTTAATTCTAAATTTATATTTAATATTATTTAGTAATCTAATTTAATCCAAAATAATTTATATTAATTATATTTGTTTATTTTATATTTTTACCAACATTAAATTGTAAATCATTTATTTTTTTAAATATAATTATATAATCAATTATAAACAATTTTATTATCTAATTTATTATTATAATGAATAAAAAAAATAAAAAAAAAATAAAAGGAGGAAATAAACTTACAGGATTTTTTAAAAAAAATTATAAAAAATTATTTGGTAATTTTAATACATTTAGTTGGATTGGATTTTTTATAATTTTAATGGCTTCCCTTCTTATATTATATTTATTAATTATGGCAGTAATTATATATCGAAATCAAGAATTAATTGATGGAAATAGAACTTTAAAAGTTTTATTTAAACCATTTCCCTATGTTTCTGTTACACTTACTGCTTTATCAATGACTGGTGGAATATTTCTTTTAGTAAAATCATTTAAAATATAAAAAAACCTTTTACATTATCTACTAAGAATAATATATTATTTTATTTACTACAAGGTTGACAAATTAATATATTATGAAATTTGTCTTTATTTTTTAAATTTGTATTATTTGTATGTTTATTAATTTTATTATCTTTATTTGCATTTTTTCTATTTGAACAACAATTACCCATATATATTATATAATTATTTTATAATGTTTTTAAAGAATCATTTGTAATAAGATAACTACTAATACCATATAAATTATGAGAGTAAATTCTAAACTTATAAAATGTATTAGATAATAAATTTCTAACTTTTATAGTATGTATTTTGTATTTTAGATACAAAATTAATATAAATATCATTTTGTAAAATATCTATTGAATATCCTAAAATATTACCTGAATTATTTGGAATAGGAACATCCCAAGTAAGCAAAATAGTATTATTATTTGAAACAAATTGCAAATTTTGAATGGGATTAGGCAATATATTTAATTGTGTAGATTGTAATGTTTTAAAAGTATAAGAATTAGAATATAAGGTGAAATATAATTATTATTATTTACAGAAGCAATTCTTATTTGATATGTAGTATTAGGTATTAAATCTTTATATGTATAATAAGTATTTGATACATTATCTACTTTAATCCAATTATCATTTAAATAAGATTGAATTATATAATTACTAATATTATTACGTGTGCTATTTTGTAAATTAATAGGTTTATCCAAGTAATAGTTATACTATTATGTGTTATAGCATTATTAGGAATTTCATTAAATTGAATAATATCAGGTGAATTATCTATACTTTGAGGTAAATAAGTTTGTACTATATCATTATTATCAGTAATATATAAAGGATTAATTTAATAATATTATCATCATCTGGCATAAAATAATCGAAAGTTTCTTGTGTTTTCCATGTTAATAAATAATAACTAATAGGTCCATATTTAATTACATTACTTAAAGTATTTGATGTAAAATATAGTGGAAAATACTTTTCATTTATGATTAATTTTATAAAATCCTTTATTATTATTATGTAAATTAATATTTATATTTTCTATGTTTTGTTGATATAAAGAACTATGAGATTGATAAATAGTATTTTTGAATGCATTTGAATAAGAATATAAATTTGTAGAAAAAATATAAATTTGTAGAAAAAATATAAATTTGTAGAAAAAATATAAATTTGTAGGAAAAATAATTGTATTATAAGGATTATTTTTTTTTATCTTCTATATTTTCAATATAAAATGAGTTATTTGTATCAATAATATTTAAAATACCATGAGAAATAATGTTATTATCTATTAATATTAAATCGTCATTAATATATAAATCGGTAATAACGTAATATATTTTATTTGTATTTAAAAAAAAATAAATATTATAATAATGTAAATAAAAAAAATAAAATGTACCCCTGACGCGATTCGAACGCGCGACCCTCAGATTAGAAGTCTGATGCTCTATCCAACTGAGCTACAGGGGCTTATCAAAGAAAATGTCCACCCGAGGCGAATCGAACGCCTGACCCCGGGAATCCTGCGATTAAAAATCGTTTTACCACTACAGTCCCATGCTCTACCAATTGAGCTACAGGTGGGGTATCAGAAATAATTTTTTTCTTATGATAAAGAGATGCTTGCAATAAGCGCAGATATCATTTTAATTCTAATAAGTGAATGTTTGGAATTGCTGTTAGATATCTTTAAAATATGCCCACCCTGGGGCTCGAACCCAGGACCACACGGTTAAAAGCCGTGCGCTCTGCCAACTGAGCTAGACGGGCTAATAGTTTGGTATTAAAACTTGTTGTTATATCTTTAAAATATGCCCACCCTGGGGCTCGAACCCAGGACCACACGGTTAAAAGCCGTGCGCTCTGCCAACTGAGCTAGACGGGCTAATAGTTTGGTATTAAAACTTGTTGTTATATCTTTAAAATATGCCTACCCTGGGCTCGAACCCAGGACCACATTGTTAAAAGTCGTGCGCTCTGCCAACTGAGCTATCGCAGCAAATTAAAGGAAATATGGAATTCAAAAAACATTAAAGGTAAATAAGGAGCTCTACCAATGAGCTACTCGACTGATAAAAATAAATAACAAAATTAATCGAGACTGGATTTGAACCAATGTCCTCATTTATTTATGGAATATGCATACAAAATTTGCTGTTAGTTTTTTATTCCGTATATAATATTCAAACATGTATATAATTTAATAAATAGCGAAGAGTGGTTTCGATCCACTGTCCTCCGGGTTATGGGCCCGGCACGCTAACCTCTGCGCCACTTCGCTAATTGTATCTATAGAGGGGCTCGAACCCTCGACCACATGGTTAAGAGCCATGCGCTCTACCAACTGAGCTATACAGATATATGAAGTTATTAACTTATATATATATGTAATTATTTGTTTAAGTACTTATATATATATATAAGGTAATAAGAGATATAAATTATAAATATTTATTTAACTTATATATCTATACTGTTATTTTTTTAAGTAGTTATATATATATATATATATATATATATATAATTATATTTAATTATATATTTAATATGTTGCATTATGAATTTATAATGGGTTTTATGATAGGTACTATTATATCTTTTATTAGTTTTAGTATTATTTGTTCATATTATTTTTATAATACTAATACTAATACTAATACTAATACTAATGATTTATAGATAAATTAATTATAAGTTAATTATAAATTAAATGGATATAGAAAAATTAAATATATTATTAACAATAGTTAGTGTATTTGTAATAATTACTCTAATTTCTACCTTATGTTTTTGTTTAATAAATGGTTGTTGTCAAGAATATAAATCTAATTATAAATATAAAAATTTAGATAAAAACATAATAGAAGTTTAGTTTATATTTATATTATATAATTATAAAAAAAAATTAAATTTAACGCATTTAAATTTAATTAAATTCATTTATAAATGGACAAAATTGTGACTACTATAATAGAAATAATAAATCATTATTATTATAAAAAGTAAATTTAATATATATTAAATGTAAAATAAATAATTATCCAAACTAATATTATTCTCTACAAATATTTAAGAAATTTATAAAGTATTTTAATAAAATATACAGTCTTTTAATAAATTACCTAATTTAGTTACTAATTTATTTTTTTCTATATTTCTTAATTTGTCATTTTTATTTTTACTACATTTTAATAATAGTTTATTTTTTTTTATTTGTTCCTCAACAGATAATTTAACAAATTTTTTACATCTTTTTAAAATATTTGTAAATTCATCAAACTCTATATGAAAATTATAATATTCATCAACTAAATTTAATTTATCATTATTCATATTATCAATTATATTTTTAATTTGTAGAAATCCATCACCAGAAGTTGCTATTTGAGTAATTATTTTAAAAAACGCATATCTAAAATTATTAACAATTTGTTTATATTTATCTGTTTCATTCAAATTTTCTATTATAATTTTTCTTTCAATTGTTTTATTTATTTTAATATATTCTAATTTTATTTCATCAGATGTATTTAATACATTTGATAAATCTACTATTAAATTATTTTTATTATCTTTGTCGTCGTAATCATTTAATGAATTATTTATATCAATTAATGAATTTGACATTACTAATATTTTCCATAATATACTATTAATTTGTATTGATTTTAAAATTTTATTAAATAAATTTATAATAAAATTTATATTTTCCAAATTAAATTTATTTGTATCTATTATAATTAATATATTATAAAAATCTTTTAAATTTATACGTAATTTATCAAAGTAATTTACTAGCATTTTTACTTCATCTAAATTTTTATTATTTATTAATTTAAATAATTTTTCATAGTATTTTAAATATAATAACACAACAGTATTCGCATCGAGTATTTTCTTAATATTTTCATTTATTTTTTCTAAATTATTTTGAAAATTTTCCAAGTTATACTGTGGTATAACATCAAATCCCATACCACCAACTAACATATAATATTTTAATTTATATTTTAAATATCTACTTTTATAATTAACCATATTGTATATATATATATAAATATATATAAATATATATTATTTTTTATAATATTAAATATAAATGAATTAATATTGGATAAAAATACTTTCATACAATTAAATACACAAATAAAAATAATAAAAAGAATAGAATTACTATAAAATAATTATTAACATTATTTCAAATAATTTACAAGTTTAAAATTAATTAGATGGCAAAATAATAGTTCAATTACAATAGATATAAATAATACTGGTATAATATATCTCAAGAAATTAATGGTCTATATAATGTATATAATGTATATAATGTATATAATAATCTAAAAATGATATACAAATTATTATAAATGTGAAAATTATATATTACAATATCATAGTTTATGTGTTAAATTAGGAGATTCGACATTAACATTATATAAACAATTAAATAATTCCAAATGGTAATTATTTATAAATAAATAATTTAAAAGATATTCTAATAAAAACTAAATCATAATCATAAAGAAAATACTGACACTGATCAGAAGTAAAGTGTATAAATTAATAAATAAAATTGATTTTATATATATTTTTAAATATAAAATGTATTCTCATAAACAACAACTAAGTCAAAAAATTATTAATATTGATAAAGAACCATTGATATATAAAAAAGAAAATGAAAAAGGAATATCGTTATTTGCAAAAAAAAGTATAAAAAAAGGAGTTCCTATTATAATTTATTATGGTGAGATAAATTATAAAAATGAAATATACAAAGAATATATAAATGATAAAGAAAATTATATTAAAAATATTGGTCCTTATATACGTGATATAAATAATAATCAAGTTGTAAATGGAGTAAAATATTTAGAAAATGATAATTTAAATTTATGTGGTGTATTAGTAAATGATTATAGTATTATAAAAAATGGTGATAAAATAGAGATGTTAATATATATTGAAAGTAAAAATAATTGTAATGTCGAAATAATTGAAACAAAAGATTTTCCAATATATTATTCAACAAAAAAAATAAAAAAAGATGAAGAAATCTGTGCTCATTATGGAATAGGATACTGGTTATTACATATTGGAATAGATGCTGATAAAATTAAAGATAAAATAAATGAAATTATATTATAAAAATATATAATTAAGTTAAATTATATGAAAAATATATTAGATTTTAATAAACCAACAAATAATGAATTAGGATTATTGCGTGTAGTATTAAACTCTAGATGAAATTGACATCCTATAAAAAAATTATGATTTTTTAATTCTATTATATCTGGTCTATTATATTTTTATTATATCCTGAGAATGATATATATTCATATAATTCATTATAATTAATAAAACTATTATTGATAGAATATCTATGTCTAAATCTTTCTTTTATTGTATGATTATTATAAAAGTTTATATGTTTTTTGATGTTTTATTTAAATTAATTTCTTGTAATCCTAATGATAATGAACCTCCTTTATTCTTAATATCACATTCTGGTATAATATCAATAACAGGGGAATTAGTTTCGCTATTAAATTCATTACTATTAACATGATTATAATTTAATAAATTTCTGCATATATCTATAAACATAACTTGCATACCTAAACAAGGTATATTATTTTCACGACAATATTTAGAAACTTTTATCATACTTTCTATACCTATTTGTCCAAATCCTCCTGGAATAATAATTTTATCACAAGATTTAACATTCTTAAAATTTGATATTTCATCATTATCTACATCAATTATTATTATCTCATAATTTATACTCAACATAATATGATGCATGTTCAATTGCTCTAATAACTGATAAATATGTATCATCTATTCCTGTATATTTACCAACAATTCTATTTTAAATTTATTTTTTTTTTTAAATTCTGTTAATTTAAACCAATCTATTAAATTACAATTAGTAAAATTATTATTAAATTTATTCAATATTTTAATATGAAATTTTTTTTCAAAAAATAATTTTGGTACTTCATAAATATTAAAAACATTACTATTTAATATAATGTCATTTTTATTAATAAGACTTGAATTTGATATTTTAGAATATAATGAATCATCTAATACTCCTTCACATCTTAATACTACAAAATTAGGAACTATACCTAATGAATTCAATTCTTTAATACTATGTTGAGTAGGTTTAGTTTTATATTCATTATTACTTACTTTTGGAACTAAACTTACATGTATAAAACAACATTCATTTTCATCATTATTATTTAAAATTCTTAATGCTTCAATAAAAGGCATACTTTTGAATGGAGCTAAAAAAATTTTTATACATTCAAATAATAATGAATTAAAAGGACAGGATTTATCTTCACATTTTCCAGCACAAGATGGAAATACATATATAAGACCAGGTAAAAAAGATCATAACATACTTTTGAATGGAGCTAAACAAATTTATATGGGTTCAAATCATAGTTCAGTATGTCACACAGGACAGGGCGGTTTGTGTTCTCATTTTCCAGCACAAGATGGACATACATATATAAGACCTGGTAAAAAATGGACACATAATTTTGAATGAAGCAAGTGGAATTCTACTTTGGAGGTATAATGGAATAGCTTCATATTTACCACATCCTAATGGAAATACATATATAAAACCAGGTAAATATGGTTATCAGATTTAGCTTAGCAATGCTAGTAGGATTCAGTTTGACACTGGAGAATTCTGTCTGTATGATGGTGTTCATGCTAATACATGTATAAATAGTAAGGATTTTCAAAACTTAGTGAGGATCAGATGAAAAATTTAATCTGACGATTTTCAAAACTTAGTGAAGTTCAGAGGAAGAGGAAAAGCATAAATATTAAAGTACCTAATTAATTATTAAATAATATTAATTTTTTTTTATTTATATATATATATATATATATATATGGACACTAACTTATTAATACTAATTGGAATTGTTATTATATATTTACTTTATAAAAATTATAATAATAAAACTGAAACATTTATAGAAGATAGAGAAGATGGTAATACTTATATTACTCCATCTGTTAGAAATAAAGATGTAAACATTTCTGCGGACAAAGATATAAATATGAAAGCTAAAGAAATTCATATTACACAAGGGAATGTGCGTGTTCATAATGGCACTTTACTAAATAAACATAATCAGCCTTTTATTATAAAAGGAATGATAATGATGTGGGCAGGTAATGTTAATGATATTCCAAAAGGATGGGCAATATGTGATGGACAAAATGAAACACCTGATTTAAGAGGCAGATTTATAGCTAGTTTTAATAATAAAGAAAGTTGGACAATAGGTCCAAAAGATACTACATTTAATGGTTTAGTAAAATTAAACATTAATAATCTACCAGCTCATAATCATTCTGGAAACACAAAATTTACAGATACAAATCATTATCATAATGGTAACACAGATTCTATGAATAAAAACGCCTCTCATAGTCATTATTATGATGATGTATTTTATTCCGAGCTAGACGGAAGCGTGGATGTTGGTCATGGTAGAGGACACGATGGGCAGACCGACTTTGATAATAAAGGTCACGCAAGAGGTGATTGGACACGTAATGCAGACATAAATCATGAACATAGCTTTAAAACGAGTACTGCGAGTAGTGGATATTTACATAATCATACTATTCCAAGTGAAGGATTAAATCATTCTTTTGATACTAGACCACATTTTTATGTTTTAGCATTTATAATGAAATTATAATACATTTAATATTTTTTTATTATTTTTTTCTATTCCAAAAAGTGACAATGATCGCAATAAACCAATAAATAATGGATTAGGATTATTATGTGTAGTATTAAATTCTGGGTGAAATTGACACCCTATAAAAAAATTATGATTTTTTAATTCTATTATATCTGGTCTATTAAATTTTATGTTATAACCAGGAAATGTTATATATTCTTTTAATTTATTATAATGAATAAAATTATCATTAATTGAATATCTATGTCTAAATCTTTCTTTTATGATATTATTTTTATAAAGTTCATATGATTGAGTATTTGGCGTTAATTTAATTTCTTGTAATCCTAATGATAATGAACCTCCTTTATTATGAATATTACATTCCGGTATAATATCGATAACTGGTGATTTTGTTTGCATAAATTCAGTACTATTTGCATCAATATAACCTAATAAATTTCTACATATATCTATAAACATTACTTGCATACCTAAACAAATACCTAAACAAGGTATATTATTTTCGCGACAATATTTTGAAACATTAATCATACTTTCTATACCTCGTTGTCCAAATCCTCCAGGAATAATAATTCTATGACAAGATTTAATAATATTAAAATTTGATATTTCCTCATTTTCCGAATCAATTATTATTATTTCAAAAGTTAATCCAACACTATAAGATGCATGTTCTATAGCTCTAATTACTGATAAATATGTATCATCTACTTCTGTATATTTACCAACAATTCCAATTTTAAATTGTTTTTTATTTCTGAAATATGTTGTTAATTTAGACCAATCTGTTAAATTACAATTTGTAGAATTATTTTTAAATTTATTTAAAATTTTAATATGAAATTGTTGTTCAAAGAAAAGAAGTGGAACTTCATAAATATTAAAAACATTACTATTTAATATAATATTATTTTTATTAATAAGACTTGAATTTGATATTTTAGAATATATTGAATCATCTAATATTCCTTCACATCTTAAAACTACAAAATTAGGGACTATACCTAATGAATTTAATTGTTTAATACTATGTTGAGTAGGTTTAGTTTTATATTCATTATTACTAACTTTTGGAACTAAACTTACATGTATAAAACAACAATCATTTTTATCATTATTATTTAAAATACGTAATGCTTCAATAAATGGCATACTTTCAATATCTCCAACTGTTCCTCCTAATTCAATTAAACAAAAATCGTAATTATTATTTTTTGTTACATTTTCAATACAATTAATTATTTCATTTGTTATATGTGGAATTACTTGAACTGTTTTACCTAAATATACGCCTTCTCTTTCTTTTTTAATTACATTATTATATATTTTACCTGTTGTTATACTATTATCTTTTGATAATTTAATTTCTAAAAATCTTTCATAATTACCCAAATCTAAATCACACTCACTACCATCTTCTAATACATAACATTCACCATGTTCAAATGGACTCATAGTTCCAGCATCAACATTTAAATAAGGATCTATTTTTATTGCTGTAACATTATATCCACATTTTTTTAATAAAAGACCAATAGATGAAGCAGTAATACCTTTTCCTAAACCTGAAATAACACCACCGGTAATTATAATGTACTTCATTTAATTATAAATATTAATATTATTTTATATATTTTATAATATTATAATATAATGATTAATTATAAATTAAAATTTTTAAAGTATAAATTAAAACTTAAAAAACTCAATTCCACACAAAAAGCTGGAAGTTCATATCATCAGGTTACCCAAAAAAGAAGACAACGACCTACTTATCAAATATGTAATGATATGCTAAATACAATTATATCTACTGAAACAATAAAATTAGAAGAAATCGGTCAAATTAATATTAAAATACAACAATTAAATAAAGAACTTACTATAGAAAATTCTTATACACCAGTTAATAATTTAAAAGTAAGTAATTTAATAGAAAAAATAAAAATGTTACAAAAATATATTTTAACACTCAATAAAATACTTAAACAAATAAAGTTAGATATACAATATTGGACAATTCGTTTAAAAAATATTAATGAAGAATGGGAAGAATACCATTTAAATATGAATTCATTATATGCAATTAATGAAAAACATATAGAAGGTATAAAGGTAATTGATCTTTTATAATTGATTTAAAAAATATAATACTAAACTAAAATATGGAAAATAAAAAAAAACATAAAAGTGAAAATTCTTTAAGTCTTATATCATATGACCCTTTAGATATTAAACTACATAAAATGAAATTACTTACAAATAACATTAAAAATTGGAAGAATTGTATTAAAATAAATAAACAAGATAATAAATTTGTAGGAGAAAGAATAACAAAAATAGACTTAAGTAATCTAACAAATAAAATAACACAAATTCAAAAAGAATTATATTTTATAAATGAAAATAATAAAAATAATATTGAACTTAAAAATAAAATTCAAAATGCGGAAAAAGAACAAATAAAATTAATAGACGAAATTATTGAATTAGATAAAAAATAATAATAAATCATAAATTATACAACATATTTAAATACAAATCCATCAATATATTTCTTTTTATGTTCCATTTGCTACATAGCCTATTTATCGTCTATTTATATTTAATTTATCTTATTCTTAATTTAATGAATTAAATTCCTCTATTTTATTTCATTCTAAGTCATATTGTATTACTTTTTTATATTTAATAATCAATTATCCATACCATGAATAACATTTTCTGATTGTATAGATATATTAAATTTTATAGTAATTATTATTTTTAACAAATGTGTTTGTTCTGAATTTTTTCCATAAATTATACATTAAATATATATTTAATGTATCCAATGTTTTATAATTTAGTTATGTACTTTTTTAAATATCCATAATCAGAAACCTTATAATTTCAAAATATTTAATTATTTTTTATTCTTCATTATTTTTATTTATATAAATAATTTACTTAATTTATATTATTTAATATTTTTATCTATTTCCATATACGTATTAAAAAAATAATTTTAAATGATTTTACGTTTAAGTTTAATTCTTTTTATAACTACATTAGATATAATATAAAATTATGCATTAGAATATCAGTATCTTTAATCATCTATACATTGTGATGCGAGACAACACTTTATCACACCAAGATTGGCTACACTGTATCTAATAATTAAAGGATAATCATTTTTCAAAAATAATTCGATGGTATTGCATAAATTTGTGCATTTGGTAAAAAGCACAAGATATTTTAAGGCATAAATACCTTGAACGATATTGGATGTATTTTCATTGATAACAGAAAGACCACCTATATCTGATTGACCTATGGTTGTAGTTTGAGAAGCAATATCACCGGTACAACTGAAACTAATTTGTTCTCCATATGATCTAATTTCAATATTATCTCCTAAATTATACATATCTCTGCATATTTTTTGAAAATCACTGGAAGGTAAAGTAATAACAGCATCAAATTCAACAGAAGGAATTTGGAAATTTTCTTGATTTAAATCCATAAGATTCATTCTATATGTAGTTGTTCTGTTTGCTTCTCCATTATCCATTTTAATACAAAGTTGATTAATATTTTCCTTTTCTAAAAATAATGTTAATGTATCATTATTTTGTAATGCTTTAATAAGTTTAAAAAAATTAAGAGTATTTATACCAAGTGTAATAGGTTCAGGACAATGAAACACTTCAAATTTATCAGCTTCCAGTTTTAAATGAACTAATACACTATGTGAAGGATCCATAGCAATAACTTTTAACGCATCAGTAGAAAAATCAAGATTACAATCAGTTAATATTTCTTTAAGAGCTTCAATTAGTACTCTAAATGCGGATGCTTGCACTGTCTTAATATATAAATTATACTTAGAATAATCAATCTCAGTCATATTATGTATATATTAATCTATTTTTATATAATTATATAAAGTAAATAACGCAATAGTATTTAATGTTACTTAGTATATTATTATTTAATGGTATAGTTTGTTATGATAAATATAATGTAGTAAATAATAATAAAAATTATAATATTTCATTATTAATATTAAATATCATAATATCAATTATATATTTTAGTATTTTTATTACATATTTAATTATTAATTTTAATATTTTAGAAATCGAGATTTTAATTTATAATTTACATTTTCTTATACAATTTTTAGTATCAAATTATATATTTAGGTCAAATAATATATATAATTTTTATAAAAAATATAATAATAAATATTGGAATTTTATTATATTAATTCCTATTGTAAATTTCATTTTAATTATAAGTGAAATAATTTATAATGATAATTATAATAATTATATAATTTTAAATTTTTTAAATAATTTTTTAGGATTAAATAATTTAATATTTAATATTATAAATTTTATTATAGTATTTACAGTACATTTATTTAATTTATACAAATGTTTTAGTAAATTAAAAAATTTAATTGAAAATAATATTAATAGAGGTTACTTAGAAATAATTAAAGAAATAATTAATTTAAAATATGATATATGTAGCAGTATTTCAAATTTACATTACATATTTAATTATTACACATTAATTAATATAATTTCAATAATATTAATTTTTCATAATAATAATGATGATAATCATATTAATTGGATAATAATAATTAAATCTTGTATCATTGAATTAATATGTTTAGGACTAATTATACTAATATCTGAATATAGAGGTGATTTATCTACATTAATATATAGTCCATTATTTGCAGAAAAATTTCTAAAAAAAATTAATTTAGAAACTTTAAATGAAATAACTAATAACGATATATCAGTTGATATTGAAAATAATCTAATTGACATCGATAATAATAAATTAATGATTAATATGTTAAATGATAATTTTAATTATCTAGAATGGATAGTAATAAAAGAAGTAATAGGTAATAGATGGGTAGATTTTTCATTATTTGGTATTAAATTACATAATATTGATTCAATTATAAAAATCATATTAATTATTACTTTTATTTATAATATAATTTAAATATTATTAATAAATAAATAGATGTTATTTACTTTTTTTTTAATATTTACATGTTATATTTTATATCATAATTTTAATAATTCTATAAAAAAAATAAAAGGAGGATACTACTATATTAAAAAACAATGTAATTATCAATCACCAAATATAAAATTAGAAAATAAAAATTATATAGGTAATATAACTGGTAATAAATTTGATTTTAGAGATTTACCAGATAATTATTATTGTAATCAACCTATTAGAATATGAATAGTTTAAAATTGATTTTTTTTTTATAATACATTTAAATGAATAAATATCAAATAAAAGTAACTAAACCAGATTTTCCCAATACGTATGTATGGTTAAATATTTTAGATAAAAAAAAAAGAAAACTTAGTGAATATATAAGGGTAAATCCAAATTATAATGAAAATAATGCAGAAAATAATGCAGAAAATAATGCAGAAAATAATGCAGAAAATAATGCAGAAAATAATGCAGAAAATAATGCAGAAAATAATGC